TTAATACTAGAAAGAGTATAATGGCTTTTAATCAAGTAACTAATCTCGACTTTGAAGAGGTAAAAACAAGTTTGAAGGAGTTCATGAGATCTTCTGATACTTTTACTGACTATAACTTTGAAGGATCGGTATTATCACAGTTATTGGATGTATTATCCTATAACACCTATTACAGTGCCTTAAACGCCAACCTGGTGGCGAATGAGGTCTTTTTTGATAGTGCATCCATAAGAGAGAATGTAGTATCACTTGCTAAGTTAGTTGGATATACCCCAAGGTCTGCAAAAGCAGCAAAAGCAACCATTACGATGGATTTTGTCGTAACACCTGCACAGTCATCACTTACCTTAAAGAAAGGAACTGCCTTTGTTGGTAAAAATGCTGAAGGAACTTTCATTTTCAGTGTTTTAGCAGATGTTACCAGAGAATCCTATATTGATGGTAATGGAATTCGTCGTGTTACCTTTACAGACATTGACATTTACCAAGGAAACCTATTAAATCTTAATTATGCAGTAGATACATCTACAAAACAGTCATTTATCATTCCTAGTGCTGATGCAGATATAGATTTACTTACAGTTATAGTAGATCACTTTGATACTAGTGTTCCATTGTCATATAGACCAGTAAAAGACATTACTGAGATCTCTGCAACTGATAGAGTTTACTTTGTACAGGAAAATAAGAGTGAACAGTTTGAAATTATATTTGGAGATGGAGTATTCGGACGTAAGATACAGGATGGTGATCAAATTGCTATTGAATACCTTAACACTAACAAAGCATTAGCAAATGAGTGTAGTAGTTTTGAATTTGTAGGTACTATCATAAGTGGAAGTACAACAATTACGGATTTACAACCAACAATTACCGTAACTACTAATGCTTTTGGCGGTGCTGATCCAGAAGACGTTACATCTATCAAATATTTGGCTCCAAGATATTATTCTTCTCAGCGTAGAGCCGTAACTGTACGGGATTATGAAACTTTAGTTGCGGAACTATATCCAAACTTACAATCTTTATCTGTATATGGTGGAGAAGAAGCAAATCCTCCGCAATATGGAAAAGTGTACATTGTAGCAAAACCTAATGGTGCAGAAGCACTTACAACTACTGCTAAGAAGGAATTACAGAAGGCAATCAAGAAATATACCATATTGAGCGTTATACCTGAGATTATAGATCCATCTTTCTTGTATTTGGAGATAACTTCCTTTGTTTACTACAATAATAACAATACACGCAGAAATGCAGCAAATATTACTAATGTTGTAAGGAATACAATTCAGAATTTTGGTAACACTGCAGATTTAGAGAGGTTTAACGGTAAATTTAAGTATTCCAAGCTTGTTGGTCTAATTGATGATGCAGATATTGGTATAACATCCAATATTACACGTATTCGGATGAAAAAGAACATTACTGCACTGACTAATGTTTTTGCATCTTACACAATATGCTATGGTAACGTAATTTCACAAAATACCGACCTTGTATCCAGTGGATTCAAGTTGACTGGTGAAGATCAGTCATATATTTGGTATTTGGAGAAATACGGTACAAATAATATTGCAATTTACCGTGTAGACGGAAGTGAGAAGAAATACTACAGTCAAAACATCGGAACTATTGATTATTCGATGGGTGAAATAAATATTAATGGTATTAACATAAGTTCTACAGTCGGAGGAACTCCATATATCTCTGTATCAATGATTCCTGCATCTAACGACATTATTGCCTTGAGAGATCTCTATTTAACAATAGCAGATTCAGATATTACAGTTACAACAATCCTAGATGATATTTCATCTTCATCTAGAACATCAGGAGTAGGTCAAACACCAGTTTCTAGCTAATGTTCAATTCTTTACAAGTATCAAACTCTATTGAACAGCAGGTTCCAGATTATCTGTCCAATGAGTATCCAAATTTCATTAATTTCTTTAAGGACTATTATAGGTTCTTAGAAACTAATGGAAATGCTCTTGACTTGTTAAATGGTCTTACAGAACTTGTAGATATTGATACTTATACAGAAGCGGATGCACAAGCAACCCTAGACGGTGCTATAACCGCCTCAGACACGTCTATTACAGTTTTAGGACATGTTGACTTCCCCTTAAATAACGGACTGCTTAAAATTGATTCTGAGGTCATCTTTTATAAGAGATTAGAGCATACAACAGACAATAAAACTAATTTTAACGAATGTAGTAGAGGATGGACATATAACACCTTAACTATCACTGATGGATTTAATCCAAATAACGATACAGTCGCTGCTGACCATGCAGATGCTTCTATTGTCAATAATCAGTCATATAATTACATTCTATACTTTCTAGAACAAATTAGAGAGCAATATTTAATAGATTTTCCATCAAATACTTTAGTTGATAATTTAGACCTTGTAAATGTTGATTTCCTTCTAAAAAGAGCAAAAGATTTCTATCTTTCTAAAGGAACACCCCAAGGTATTGATTATTACTTCAAATTCCTTTTTCAAGAGAAACCAGAACTTAAAAATTACAATGAATCGTTAATTGACGCTTCAAATGCAACTTATCAGAGTAAAGAGATTGTTAGGATTGAATCTTTGGATAATTACGATCCAAGATCTCTTAATGGTGATTCATTCATGCAAGGAGGTAATGAATTTCCAATTCAGACCGTAGAAAACGTCTTTTCTTCTTCAAGTCAAGTATATGAGGTTGAATTATCAAATGGAGCACTTTTAAACCCAACAAGATTTACAAAAATCACTTCAACACTAATTGACGACAAATTATACGTAGATTCTACTTATGAGTTTCCAGAAACGGGATATTTACGTATTGGTGAGATTTTAGTAGAGTATACGGGAAAAACTCTTAATTATTTTAAAGTTAAGAACTTTAATACTACAAGATATGAGCTTGGTGAAACAATTTACGATTCTGCATCTTTGGCAACTGTAAAAGGTAGACCAGACGCATTTTTCGTAATATATGCAGGTGTTGCTGGATTTAGCGTAGATTCTACTCTTACTTCATATCAAGTTGGAGATATTGGTCAAGTATCAGATATTATTGAAGTAGACGATAGAATTATCAATAGTTGGGATTTTAATGACACTATACCATGTACAACTAGAAGAGGATTCTTAACAGGCATCAATACCGTTTGGTATGAGGATAATTCAACATATGTTTATACATCTAGTATTCCTGACTATAACTTCTTTAGAGATCCACAAAATGATACAGATCTTATACCATCTGAAGTTTTTCTTGAAGATGGAAAGTATATTAGACAATTCCCTAGAACATTCCAACGTAGTCCAGAAGGAAGTAAAGAAACTATACCAACAAATGAACCTGTAGGATTCTTGATAGATGGAACTGCTATTCTTAGTTGGAAGAGTGCTACAACGATAACAAGAGGTAAAATAGAGAGTGTTGGTATAGAATCTGGTGGAACTCATTATAATGTCAATAATCCACCTAGAATTGTTATTGATGTACCTAGAGATGAGGATGGAACAGATCTTTCATTAGTACCTACATCAGGAGCAACTGGGTTTGAAGGAGAACAAGCTACAGCAGAGTTAGTTGTAGATGGATCATTAAAAGAGGTTTATATTGAAAAAGGTGGTTTAGGATATCCTAATAACATTAGTATTGATATTATTAAAGATCCGACTGATACAGAGTATACAGGTTTTGATTTTTCACCAGCTTTAGTACAACCAATCGTAGTTGGTGGAGCAATCACAAAAATAAGAATTTTAGATGCTGGAAAGGGTTATACGAAGCAACCTACCATAAGAGTTACTCCAATAATGAATCAACAAGCTGGTGTAGTTGAAAATGCTATATTGAGTGCTTTTGTAACAGGTTCTATTAGAAAAGTCAATGTTACAAATCCAGGTAAAAGATATAAACTAGATCCTACTTACGAATTAGTAAAAGGTAGTAGTGCTACTGGATTCGTAACTGTATCTAATGGTAAAATTATACAAGCAACAGTTATCAATGGTGGAAACAACTATAATAGTCCTCCAATGATAACAATCAGTGATAATGCTGGTACTGGAAGTGGTGCTGTTATTGTACCTACCATGAGTGCAGGTTCTATTACTGTATTAAAGGTTATAAACCAAGGTATAAACTATTCAGATCTTGGCGTAACCTTGAGTATTGAAGAACCAGGTTCTGGAGATATATTACTACCAACAGTAACTAAATGGGATCTTCTTAATAACTTTGATGATACACAAATTGGATCATATTATGAAACACGTACTGGATTATTCTTATCAGGTGATAGAGTTATTGAAGAAGATGGTCAGAGTAAAATTGCTAAGAAATTAACATTACTAGGACCTCCAAGAGAAAGGTTTGATTTCTCAGATCCTACACTACATTCTCCAATCATAGGTTGGGCATTAGATGGTGCTCCAATATACGGTCCTTTTGGATATACTAATGCACTTAGGGCAGATCCTAGTAAGATTTCAAGAATGAGAAGTGGATATAGAACATTATCATCAGGAGAACATAATAATAACAATAATGGTATAAGAAATGATAATACTGCTTACGATGGTCTTAGCAGTTATGGTTATGGATCTTTTTCACAAGATTATATTTGGAGTGCCAATGGTGCTGATTTAGATGAACAGAATGGTAGATATTGTGTTACTCCAGAATATCCTGATGGTGTATATGCATACTTTATGACTTTTGACAATACAGGGTTTATACAAAGTGGATTTCCTTTCTTTGTAGGTCCTAAATTTGCAGGAGTAACTTATAAAGATTTTAATGACTTAGAAGTTGTAAATATTGACTCTATTAAGGGTGTTAAACGTTATGTTACTAAAGATTCTACTTCAGTATCAAAATCTATTGACCAAGGTGCTTTTAGTGTAAAATCAGTACCTTCATCTGCATTAGCATCTCTTGATTCTATTAATATTGTATCAGGTGGTGATGGTTATAAAATTGGTGATGTTGTTAACTTTGATAACACTGGAACAACTGGATTTGGAGCTGGTGGATTTGTTAGTGTATTAGATGGTAAATTAGTTACTAGTGTTACTGCTACACAATACGATTATCTTGAATACTATGATGAGATACAGCATTTTACATCTGGTCAGATAATAAAGGATGGTGCTGGATTTGAAGCAACTATACACAGTATAGATCAAACTAATAGAAGAATGTATCTTAGTGGTGTTACTGGTACTCCAACAGTCAATGATGAGATATATGACACTGCTTTAACAGTAGATGCTACTAAAGTTGGAGAATTAGCAGGTGATGACAAAGATAGCATCTCTGTTACTGCCAATGTTACTACAGCACTACTAACACAAGATATTACTAGTGTAGATACCTATTTTTCTGTAGGAAGTTTTACTAATGGAACTATTGCTGATTTATTCTCAACAACAGAAAGAAAATACATTAAAATAGATGACGAGTATATGAAAGTACTTAAATTAGGTACTGGACATATATTTGTAGCAAGAGGACAAGCTGGTTCAGTACCTGCATCACATTCAACTAATGCTATTGTAACACTATGTGTTGCTATAGAAGTGTTTGATAGTTCTCCTTTTGTTATAGGTGACGTTGTACAAATTAATAGTGAAAATGCAAACGTAGTTGATATACAAATTACTAAAAAAGATACTTTCTTAAGAACTAGAATTGTAGATGGAACTGGAACTACCTCTGGTACTCAGTATTACTTGTATCTTAATAGACAAATACAAAGTTTAACTGGTGGATCACCAAATGCTGAAGCTGCTGTTGTAGATTTAGATGGTGATAGTAATGTTGAAGATTTAGTGTTTGATCAAGGTACATTTGATTCTAGTCCTATAGCAGAGATAGTAGCAGGTGTCACAACTTATGATCCTACTGCAGTTGTTAGTGATAATATTAATATACTAACTTCTACATATGAACATTTACTTATAGTAGAGAGAGGTACTTTTGGAACTACTGTTGGGCAGCATTATCCTAGAACTCCAGTTAGTAGATTGACTAGAGTTTTTGCAAAAGTTGGAAAATATGAACAAGATAGAACATTAACTAGAATTATTTCACAAAATAATGGGTTAACAGCAAATGACGATGTAACAATACAAGCAGCAACAGCATCAGTAAATAATCTTAATTTAACTCTATCAGGAACGACATTCAGTGCAAGTGATTTTACTTTAAGTAATGGTAACTATTATAAGACATTCTATGAAGGATCATCATACAAATATACATTAAATGTTAATAGTGATGAATTTGATATATCTTTCTTTAGTCCTGGCGATGCTAGTAAACAAAAACAATATTTTGATGTTAATGTTAATAAAGTTTTAGATGCATTTGGTAATTTAGATTCATTTACAATATATCCAGATTCTTCTGATTTAACAGAGTATGTTTTAAGATTTACTAATTTTACTGCTAATACTGTTGTCGATGTACATATAAGCACTTTACCTGAACCAATCAATGGTGAGTATAAGGTAGTTAATGCTAACACCGCTTATTTTGAGATATACACTCCTGAAAGTCCTAGTAATTTTATTAGTGGTTATAATGGTAATACATTTAAGTATAGTACAACTTCTGCTTTTGCCACAGGTCCTATAAAAGTTGCTACTATGACATCTGGTGGATTTGATTATGATATATTGCCTGGTATTACTGGTGTTACTAGTGATGCAGGTTCAAATGCAATATTAGAACCTATATCTGATAGTGTTGGTACTATACAGTCAGTTCAAGCACTTAGTTCTGGATATGGGTATAATCCAGCATCAGATAATAAACCAAAACTAAGGTTTCCACAAATATCAAAAATATCTGAAAACTTTGTAGTTTCTGGTGTATCAATAACAGATCCTGGTGAAGGATATATCTTCACACCAAGAGTTGTTGTTAGTGGTGGTGGATTATCTGTTGGAGATCCAAGTCATGTAAGATTAAAACCAGTAGTAGCAAACACTAAGGTATTAGATTTAGAAATTACATTTGAAGGTATTAGATATTCATCTGCACCTACATTAGATATTGAAAAGTATTACTTTACCACTCTTAACACTAGTGGTGATCTACAATTTAAATTTAACTTTAAAGAATACTTTAGAGATAATGATTCTTATAAAATAAGAGCATATTATACAGATACAGTAGACCAAGTTGAAAGATATGTAGAGAGTGGTATTTTCTATGCATATATTGACACTATTACTTTGAAGAACAGATATACAAGTGGTGGTACTGATTATGTTGATCCATTAAGCACTAATGCTGTTGGTAGTGGTGGTGCATTTGATAAAGCAATTATAGTACCTGCAGGTCAAACTGTTGAATATTATCAAGTAGTATTATTAGAAAGAAAAGCAACAGCAACTACTACTATTGTAAAATCATCATTTATTCCTAATGAAAAGGTTATAATCGGAGATTCACCAAGTACTATAACAGATGAATATTTTGGATATATTGCAGCAAAACAAGGATGGCAACCTAATAGTTCTATTGTTAGATTAGAAAACTCAAATAAAGAAGTATCAGTAGGAAATGTATTAGTAGGTGTAAACTCAGGTGCATATGGTTTTGTAGATCAAGCATATGCTGCTACTACTGAGGTAATTCTAGATGCTGTAGTAGAAACACCAAAACAGTTCTTAGACACTAAATCACATCTTGGATTTGGAGTTTATAAGATACAGGATAGTTTAAGATTCCAAAAGTTTGCTTATGAGATATCCTCACAAACACCATTTGTTCAATGGAAAGAAGGATATCAAAGGGCAGCACATCCTGCAGGTTATAAGATATTTGCAAACACTGAAATAAAGAATAATACTAAGAAAACTGTTAATGCTGAAACTAAATTAAAGGTTTCTACTGACGTTAATAGTATTGTTAGAGTAAATCAGAAGTATAATTACTTCGTTAGTAGAAGTAAAGGATTTGATGAGGTTAATATTCTTAATAAATTACTTACTGACGTTAAAGATATAAAAACATCTGTTGTTGCTGTATTTGATGATATATCAGATCAATTTGATGGTGTAAAAACTGCATTTGAACTTAAAGTAGTAAATCCATCTAATCCTACTGACAATACTGGTGCTACTAATTATATCGAAGGATATAATGTAGATCAGATGGTTATTATCCTTGATAACATTGTTCAGACATATGGAACATCATGGATTATAACTGACTCAGATAAAACTCTTGATTTTACTGAATCTGTAAAAGATCTTGGTGAATTGATGCCTGCAGGTGAGACATTAACATATAGACAGTTTAATGAAGATATGGTTATTCATAACTTCAGTACAACACAAACTACTGCAATAACTGCTGGCACCAATATTCCATTAAGAGATTCAACAGGTAATCCATTCCCATTCTCAGTTTATAATCCATCTATAGACGAAGATAACTGGTTAGTTACTATTGATGGTGTTTGTCAGTTAAAGAGTAGTTTTACTATTTCTGGTAGTAATGATGGAGAGATTTCATTTAGTGAAGACCTTGATGGTGGATCTCAGATAAATGCTCGTTATTTAAATGGTTTCTTAAAGAATGAATTTACTGGTGGTAATATAGCAGCAGGAACTGCAATTAT